AATCAATACTCTATACACAATACCCACAAGTACATGGATAATGTTGTTCTTTAATTTTTCCTTGGGAATTAAATACATGAGACATAAAATCATTCACATATTTGGTAGCCCTTCCTAATTTAATTTTACCACTTGGGGGTGTAAATTCTTGTATTCTTGTTTGTGCCCAGTCACAATTTTCATATAATTTTCTTTTAACTATAAAAAATTTAATATCTATTTTATCTAGTGGAATATTATATAGTTCTGAAAAGTATTTTTTATATAATATAAGTTGAAATTGTTTATCTTCATTCATTTTATCATGCCATCCCCTAGTACTAGTTTTTATATCAATAATAGTAAAGGTATCACTATGTTCATGGTACAAAACAATATCTAACATTCCCTTAAATAATAAATTATTTAACATTTTATTAGGTGTATTGATTATTGGTAATTCTATACCTACTAAATAAGTACCCCTTTTGGAAAAATAACCACCTACTTTCTTTTTAAAAAATTTTAATATTTCAACCCCATCTTCAAAAAATTCTCTCATTTGAGCAGCATCTGAAAAATGAACTTCATCATTTTGTTTATATTGTTTTTGGTATGCCTCTATAAACTTTTCTTGGAATGATGACTCTAAATCTAATTCATTCGCTTTTACTTTACTTTTAGAATAAAATACAGTTAAATAATCTTGGATCACCTCGTGAATAGCAATTCCAAAAACTAAATATATAGAAACATCTCTTTGATTAATCTTATCTTTATAATGTAATGCCCATTTTCTTTGACATTGTTTAAACATAGATATCTGGGAATAAGAAATATTCTTTTGATATGAATAATCAATTTCATGTGGAGGATTCTTTTGAATCTCCTTAACTATTTTAGGTATTTTTTTAGCCAAAATTTATTTTTTCCATTTATTACGTCCCACTAACATTCCTATTATACCATAATTAGCAATGTCAATAAACGTATCTTCCATTCCTTCTCCTTTTACATAATTTTTACCATTAATTAGAAGATTTTTAAGTCTACTAATTTTATCAGTAAGTCTAATGGCTAAACCAGTAAGTGAAAATTTTTTATCTTGTTCATTAGTTAAATTACCTCCTAAAGCAATATTATTTAGTCCATAATCCATATGTTTAGCTGCAAACATTTCATACATTTCTTGGCCTATTTTTTTATATTCAGAAGATAATTCTGGGTATTCGTTTTCAAATGCTTCTACAGCACTAGTAACTTTTACTCCAATATCCTTGGGTGCTTTATTTCTATCTACATCCCAATAATATTTAGAGTGTTCATAATTATCCTGTTGCATTTCCTCATACTTTTTTCTACTATCACCCATTCACTTGTTCTTTAGTATTGAAATATTTTTCTAATGTTTCTAATCTTTCATCTGCTGATGCAAGTAATTTAAGAGCTTCATTACAATTATCCCAATAATCTTTAGTTGAATGATCACCAATTCCTGCAGGATGGTTAGTTAATAATTCTATACTTGCTAAAGCTTTATTTTTATCCGCCTCAGCTTCGGATTTTAGAAATTTGTATACTTGTACGTTCATAATATTTTTTTTAATTCTTTTTTATTTAGACCTCTACTAATCAAAATTTGATTAATATCATTTTTACTTAAAATATTTAAATAATCATTTACTTCTCTAGATGAGATTTTAAAATGATCCCTTAAATGTTCTATTAACTCTTTATTAGCTAATTTTTTAGTTGATTTAATATATTTATTCCATTGGTTATTTTTAGGGATATATTCTTTGTAAATATTATAAATAGCTTTTTTTTCATGAGGTGGATAATCTTGTACAAAATTAACTATCTCTAAAAAATCTCTATTCATAGATATAAACCTATGTATCATATAAGAATTCCAAACTTCCCAATCTTTTTCTGTAAAAGAATCAACTGGTGATTTCTTATAATTTATTTCCTTAAGCCAATCAAATATATTTTTCAATCCCTAATCAATTAATTCATCAGCTAATTCTTCTCTAAGATCAGCAGGAACTGATGCCTTATGGATTTTCATAGTTGATGGATCATAAAATACTGGGATAGGTAATAGAGCATCCTCTTCTGATCCCATTACAAATTTAGATACTGTTCTTAAAATAACTCCTTGTTGAAAAATACTCCCACCATCAAAATTTTTTACTTCAGATGTGTTTTTTAAATCAATAGGAGGTCCTTGTGGTTGTTGTGCTTGTTGCATAATTATTTATTATTTATTATTTGTGAAATTAAACTCATTGCATTGATTTCTTTATCAATACGAAAATTTGCTCTATATTGCTGTTCATTAACTATTATAGCTACTGTACCTTCTCTACCTGGGAGGTATTCAGATGATCTTTCATATAAAGCTCTAAATAGTTCATCAAAATCATCTACATTAGCATCGGCTATAATTTGACGTATTTTTTTAAAACTATCTTTATCTTTTTTTAATTCATTAATAACTTCATCTATATAATTAGATGAAACTAATACTGATTTATCTAATGTTAATTTATTATCCTTTGAATTCATTTGGATTGTATTTATACATTTCCTTAAATCAGGATAATATTGATTTACTATTGAACCTAAATCATTTACTTCATATACTATTTCCTCTTCTTCTAAAATCCAATTTAAATGTTTAGCAACATCTTTTTTAGTTGGAGGTACGATTTTTAATACTTGACATCTAGATTGTAAAGGATCAATGATACGTTCTACAAAATTACAAGTCATAATAAATCTGGTAGTACGTGAAAAAGTTTCAATTATATTTCTAAGTGATGCCTGTGCTTGTATTGTAAGAAAATCTGCCTCATCTAATATAACAACCTTGAGCGGTTTAAATGATGCAACAGATGCAAAACCAGAGACTTTATCCCTAATAGTTTCGATACCACGTTCATCAGAAGCATTAATATATAAATGGTCACATTCTAAATTTTTTATTATCAGTTTGGCCAATGTTGTTTTACCTGTACCCGCAGGCCCATAGAATATTAAATTTTGTATATCATTTTGTCCAATGTATTTAGATATACTATTTTTAATACTAGCATTTCCAACAAAATAATCTAGTTTTGTTGGTCTATATTTTTCTACTAATAAACTATGATCCGTATTCACCATATATTGAATATTTTTTAACTGGTTCAGGTTTTACTTCTGTTTCTTTTGAATCAATAGCATATAAACTACTTTGTAAAGGTTCTAATCTATAATGACCTTTAAATCCTGTTTTAACCATATATGCTTCTAAAGCATCAGTTAAAGTTTTATGTACAGGACCATCTGGTTCATTCGCAACTAATCTCCATTTATCTCCAGGTGGAACTCTTCTAGCAATTAATATATTTTTTTCTTCAATTTTTGTCTTTGGCATAATATACGAAATTATTTTACATCATCCCCATCATTGATGGATCTATTTGTTGTTTTTTATTATCTTCTTCTGGTTCATTTACCACAGTACATTCTGTTAATAAAACTGTACCCGCAACTGAAGCTGCATTTTCTAATGCTGTTCTAGCTACTTTAGTTGGATCTATAATACCTGCTTCTTTCATATCAACAGTATTATCTGTTTTTATATCATAACCCAACCAACCATCATTACCTGAATTAATCATACCATCTGCTATAATTTGTCCCTTAACTTCATCATGACCAGCATTAACTAATATTTGATTAAAAGGTTTTGCACATGCCTGTTTAACAATAGCAGCACCAGTAGAATTAACTTCTAAACCTGAGGATGCATATAATAAAGCTGTTCCTCCTCCTGGTACTATACCTTCTTCAATAGCAGCTTTAGTTGCATGTAAAGCATCATCAACTCTATCTTTCTTTTCTCTCATTTCGGTTTCAGTATTTCCACCAACATGAATAATTGCTACTCCACCTACAAATTTAGCTAATCTTTCTTGTAATTTTTCAATTTCAAATGGTGTTTCTGCTTTTTCTATTTGTTTTTGCAATTCTTCAACACGTACTTCTATTGAATCAGCTGATCCCTTACCATCAACAATTGTTGTTCTTTCTTTTTCAACTGTTATAGTTCTAGCTTCACCAAACCATTCCCAACTAAATTTATCAAGTTTCATTCCTTTTTGTTTATCAAAAACTTGACCTCCAGTTGTAATAGCAATATCTTCTAAAACTAATTTTCTTCTATCTCCAAAATCAGGTGCTTTAACAGCACATACTTTCATTGTACCTCTCATTTTATTAACAATAAGAGTAGCTAAGGCTTCATTATCTATATCTTCGGCTATAATAAGCAATGATTTTGCTTGTGCTGATACAGCTTCTAATATAGGTAATAATTCTTTTACTTGAGTTATTTTTTGATCAGCAATAAGAACGAGGGGGTTATCTAATGTGGCAGTCATATTGTTATTGTTAGTAACAAAATATGGCGATTTATAACCTCTTTCAAACTGTAACCCTTCAACAGTTTCTAAGTATGTTTCGCCAGTTCTAGATTCTTCTATATGAACAACCCCCTCCATTCCTACTTTATCAATTGCAGTAGCAATAAGTTTACCTACTTCTTGATCATTATTTGCTGAAATAGTAGCAATTTGTTCTAATTGCTCCTCACCTGAAATATCTTCTGATATTTTATTTCTTAAATTATCTACTACCTCATTAACGGTAGAATCTATATCTCTTTTTATTTGTACTGCATTTTCATTATTATTTAATGCTGTTAAACCTGCTTTAATCATTTCACGAGCTAATAAAGTAGATGTAGTTGTACCATCACCTGCTTTTTCTGCTGTTTTTATTGCAGCTTGTTTTACTAATTGTACCCCTAATTCTTGTTCAGGATTACTTAATGTTATTGATTTAGCAACTGTAACTCCATCTTTTGTAGATTGAGGTACTCCTTGGTCATTAGCAATAACTACATTTCTTCCATTAGGTCCTAAAGTTGATACAACAGCATCTGCTAATGTATCAATCCCTCTTACTAAATTTTCTCTGGCTGATGAGCCGAATTCTATTTGTTTACCCATTTGATATATCTTTTATATTATTAATTTCTTCTACACTCATATTTTCTAAAGTATCACTTAATACCTCATTAAAGTCACTTTTTTCATGTACTTTAGCTAAAATCTGGTTTTCAGGGCCAACGTAATATTCTTCTCCATCATAAGGAAGTTTTGTAAAACCCATAGTTGGTAAAACAACTTTATCTCCAACTTTAACTGTTGTTGGTATAAGTATTCCATTAATAGTAGGTTTTCCTGGTCCTACTGCTACAACTTTACCAAATTCATTTTTTTCTTTACCTAAATCAG